TGGACATAGAAAGGAGAGATATGGCACGAAGTCAGAAATATAGTGAAAAGAAGGTTTCTAAGCACATTAACCTCACTCCTACAGCGATCGCATTGTATGAGGAATATGCTGCTAATCTTAATTTAAAACTGAGTGAGCTACTAGAGCAAGTAGTTCGTATTCCTTCTGTAGCAAGGGGTTTGGCTGTTTTTATTGAGAACAAAAAATCTTCAAAAATAGCTTGACAAATTTATTCTATGGACATAGAATTATTGTATAAGCAAAGCGATCGCCCCTCCGGCAAAGAAGAAAGCGATCGCCTTGATGTAAACCAACTGTGGAAATCCCACAAAGGATATTCTGATTATGACACATCCAATTTATTCTGCAAGAATTTTATCTGCTAAAGGCATTGTTCGGTTAAGAAAAATAGCAAAAGAGCTAGGAGTAACCCCCAGTGATGGCAGAAGTATCCAGTCTCATGTTGATGCGATCGTTGCCCATCAAGCCTCCAAAGTCCAAAAAATTGAAGCGGTTGAACCTGTAGCCGCTCGGATTGAATACAGTGATGGCATTGAAGAATGCGAGCTAGAAAGCTATTCAGTAATTGTTGGCGAGAATGTCGTCTGCGGTGGGTTCAAATCCTACTCTCAAGCCGAAAACTGGATTACACGCAATGGCTATAAATTGGTAGATCCCCAAGAAATAGCCCAAGCAGAATTTGAACAGCATTTAGAAAATCTGCAATTAGAATCAGAAAAAGAAGTAATTGACGACTATTTGTTCCACGATGACATTGTTTTGGAGCGTGGCAGTGGTCGTGATAAAGAGCCTCAAGTCGGTGATGTATTTGTGGCTGGCAGTTTCATCCTCAAATGCGTTCAGATTTCAACCCCAGGCTGTGCAACTGTCTGGGATGTTTATCAAGGCAATCAGTTGATGGGTGAAATATCGTGCAATTATTCAGGGCTGTGGATAACCAGCCTCAGTATAAGTCTGCTAACTACGCCCTATGAAGCTGTGGCAGAATTAGTTGAAAATGCCTATGAGCTTGCAGGAAAGTAAACATCAATTGACCTGAGTAAGTCGTTAAACTGCTAATTAATTTACCTAAAAGGATTCAAAATGGTCAAATATTTGGTGACAACTCGTTTAGAAGTTTTAGAAAAAGCATCATCTGGATGCCAAGTTTTCATGGTTGATGGGACTGTTCCGGGATGGTTAATAAACTCAATGAAAGGGGAGGATTACCATTTTGATCATCATCGCCAAGATGGTGCAGACATTCAGATTGATGAAATGCCTAAAAGTAATGAGTTGATGATCAATTCTGATTTACAAGGGTTGATTGTGACTACTCAGGTTGATGCAGATGCTTGCGTAGCTGCTGCTTATCTTCAGATTAATAATTTAAGCCAAGAAACATTGAACAAACTCCGGTCGATCGCCTACGACTGCGATCATCTTGGTGTTCCGTCCGAATTGTCGCACCTATCCAACTTTGCCGCTCAATGCGTAGCAGCAATGAAATCCGATTCAGATAGTTTAATTATTGAATTAGGTCTTCCGAAAGACCGTAAACAGTGGACAATTGAGCAAAAAGAAGAATATGCTTCTCTAGCTTTCCAACGCGGTACAGAATCCCTAATAGCTGCTTGCAAGGGTGAACGTAAATTCCCTGGAGAATGTGGGGAAGCTAAGGAATATTGGGAGAAGGTTGAAAGTAATACGCAGCTACTACTTGATGAAAACCGTGTAACTTTCTACAAAGATACTTTGTTAATTGACTACAAAGGTTTACAAGGGCGGTACATAGATCCGCGTTGCGCTCTAAAAGCCTACGATTTTATTCGGGAAAATCACGGTCACGACTGTGCAACACCGATTACTCTAGCGCAGCGAGAAGTATTCGTAGACAACGAATTTAAAGGATTTAGTTACACAATCGGTTGTATTCCGCTACACCCCAAACTCTCAACCCTAGACTACACACAAGGCACTTTTGAAGCCTTGACAGAAGCCGAACGCAAAATTAACCCTAATGCAGACGGTTGGGGAGGGCGTAAAACAGTTGGTGGAAGCGGTTGGAACACACCAAGTCGGTTAAATCCGCAAGAAATAATTGATATTGTTTTATCAATTTAATTAGTTAGCACGATCGCTTTAGTTAAAATATTTCAGCGATCGCGCAAACGATCAAAGACAGAAAGGATTTGTTGGAGAAGTTTTATTTAATTCAAAAGAGCAAATAGCATGATGAAGATCGACACATCATTTGACTGCAATCAAAAAGAGTTTATTGAAGACCTTTGTTGGATCATCTACGGGTATCTAGGGTATGCAAAACGGCAAAATCCGGGCTATTTTTTTAATTCCCAGCATCCAACAGAAAAATCAATTCTTTGCGCGGCTGAAGAAATATTTCAGCTACTCACTGGCGATCGCCCTGACTATGAAGCTGATGAAGATTAATCTTTTGGAGGAATTTAAAAAGAAATTTATACGATTTTCTGCCATTTTAGAAATTAGCCTCTGAGAAATCAGGGGCTTTTTTTTGATCTTAAGTATGTATAATGTTATAGATTAATACAATTATTAAAAACCGTGAACCAACTCAAAAATAAACTTCCCAAAGGCAAATATAACGGACAAACTATTGATGGAATTGAGGTAAAATTCCAAATAACTTTACTCAATTGGAAATGGTTTTACTTCACCACGCTTTACGGCAACTTGATAATTCAATTCGCTTGCTTTAAATTCTGGGTTGATTGGCACTATGTAGTCGTCATGTCCGTACCAATCCAAGACTCAGCAACATCCAACTCTTTATTGGGACTGATTAGTATTTGTTGGCATCTACACTAGGGCGTTTTCATTTGCCCGTACTTATCGAAAAATCAGTAATCTCATCGTATAATCAATAAATAGTGTCAGCACGGGATGGGAGTAGTCAACACTCCCGCCGTTACAACTGACCGTCCACTCACGCATTATCCAGTGAACTTATGAACATGATACAAAATTTTGACTACAACGGGCAATTAATTCAACGCCGTGCCGATGGATTCATCAATGCGTCTCAGATGTGCCAAACCAATAATAAATTACTTGCTGATTGGAGTCGGCTAAAATCCACAAAGTCTTACGTAGCGGAACTTTCGGTAGCTATGGGAATTCCCATAGCTGATTTGATGGCTGTGCAAAACGGAAGTCAGACGTGGGTTCACCCTAGCTTGGCGATTAATTTGGCCCGTTGGATCAGCACTAAGTTTGCTATTTGGTGCGATGCTCACATATTCAATCTAATGGTTTCCGGCTCAACTTCAATTGAGATAAACCCTGTTGAAGAAATGAAGCTAAAGCTAGAACTAGCAAAACTGGAAAATGACAAGGCACAGGCAGAATTGAAGCTATTGCAGGTCAGACAATATGTAGTAACGGCACTACCTGAACCCATGCAACAAAAAATATTCGGTTATCAAACCGTCGAAAAGGTTGAATACAGGGATCGGGTAATTCAGGACGGTAACGTCATCAACGACGGCTCAACAGTCAACAAAACGGAACTGTGCAAACGGTACGGGTTCATGACTAAAAGTGGTAATCCTGACTACAAAAAGCTAAACAAGCATCTTGAGTCAATCAAAATTCCTGATTATGCCTGGGAAAATGTGTCGAGCGTCCGTGAAAACCAAGAATTACGCCGCGACTACCTTGAAGAATTGGATAAGAAGATTCTCGATGATTCCCGCCAATTGTGGTTTGGGGAGTAAAACAATGAAAACATTAGCGGCTGGTATTAAAGGAACGGACGATGACTGTTATGGAACAGAAAGGTTTAGAAATGTAACCAGACCAATGCCTGTGATTGTGAAAGATGAGCAAGAAAAGATAATTACTTCAGGATCTACTGGACTTGGCAAGCGTCCAACAGAAGACTCTGGTGTTAGATGTATCTTTTCTTTCAGCATCAAAAACATACCAAAATCAAGGTTTTACAGCATTGGAGTAGGAAATAGAGGGGCAGCCGTTTTTTCCCAACAAGAATTAGATGATCGGAATTGGGAAGTAGAGTTTGTGTTAATGCGGTCTCGATAACTACTTATTCAACGCACCACCTGGCCTTTGCTGTTTCTGAATTTCTGACAATACCGCAGACCGGACGGCGTTTTGTAGTTGTGGCACATTAACAGATGTATCACCCTGTCCCCCATTCACATTGACGGGTACATTGACATTAACGGTTGATGATTGACTGGGAGCGGTAAAGTTCATGTTGGGAACTGAACCGCCAACCACGCCACCTCCGGCGTAATTGAGAACCCGTTCCATTTGCAATTCCTCAAACCGTTTGTTCTGGCGTACCGTTAGCACCCTTTCACCCGGAGTCAACGCCGCTAATACTGGTTTTACTCCTGATGCTTGACGCTCCATTTGAAGTGCATCACCAATTGCCCCAATTACTCCACCGTCGGCATAGTTGGGGACTTTACCACCTTTGTTGAAGTTAAACAGCCCGCCTATGCCACCTTTCCCGCTAATTACACTATTGAGAACAGTATTTAGGACACCGCTTAGAACGCTGTCAGCTAGACTGGACAGAACGTCGCCAAGGCTTTTTGTCCCCATGATCACGTCTGTTAGTCCACTACTTAATGAAGTGAGTTGTTGTTGGGCTATATCTTTGATAGTGGAGTTAAAATCTTTGCTCTCTCTGTTTACTTGCTTAACTTTCTCTAAGTAATTATCAAGTAAATCGGTTCTTAGGCTTTCTGCGTAACCCTCTGGTCGAACTATACCACCAAGTGACTCTGTTTCAAGCCTGTTGTTTAGTTCTGTCAATGATTTGTCATATTCTAATTTTAGTTTTTCACCTTCCAACTTCCGCTTCAGTGAGTTCACATAGAAAGGGTTGGCATAATCTGATTTAAGGTTCTCAATATTCGATGATCTGCTTTCGTACTTGAGTCCTGCCTCTCTTTCAGCAAAGGCTTTATTAATGATAATTTGCTGGTTCTTAAGTTCTCCATCCTTGATTGCATTAACATTTTCTGCAATTGACAAATTTTGTCTTTCTACAAAATTCCTATAATCACGTAAAGTTTTCAACAACCTTTCTTGAGGTTTTAGAGAGAAGTTGCCAGTATTCTCAAGTACAAGCTTTTTGAATGCAATATCAGATGATTCAGAATCCAATGCAAACTGATCTTTTATCCCTTGTATGTTTACAAATCCTGTTTCTTTGTTCTGTAAGCTAAATCTATCTGATCTTATTTTAATTGCATCTGCCCGTGATTCTTGGATTGTTTGCGCCTTGGTTAATTCCTTAGTAGCTTGCTCAATCTTCTTAACTGTATTCGCGTAATTGAAGTTAAGATTAATGCCTTCTTTTTTAACAGAATTAACATTGAGGATGGCTTTAAACTCCTTCTGATAAGCCTCTTCACTCATGTTGCCACCCTTGCCACCACCGTCGTAATACCGCTTTTGAAGGTCTAGTAATTGTTGGTATTGATCACGGTTTAATGATAGTAAGTCAATATTTTTCTGGAGTGACGGAATCTTCAAGACTAACGGATTCAGCGGGTCAATCTCTTCTAATTTTTGTATTGACTGTAGCTGTTGTTGTAGTTGCTCAATAACCTTCGTTTGTTGCGCTATATCCTGTTCACTTAATCTGAAAAATTCTTTTTTGTCAAAATCTGCTATTGACGCTTTGAGTATGTCGTCAGCATTAGATTTCAAGAAAGCCAGATCCTTTTTGGCTTCTGCATTACGGAACGCTGTCGCTTTGAAAGTCAGATCATTTGTTTTAACTGCATCAGCCGCTAACTTTGGATCATTGGGGAATTTCTTCATCGCCAAATTAAAAGCAGCCTGTAAATCTGGTTTTTGTGCGATCGCTCCATCCGTATCATCAATAATCTGCTGTAGTGCCTCCATATCCTTCTCTATTTTTCGGCGCAAATCGGCAAGCTGAATTCCAAATCTGTCAGCATTGCTCATATTAGGGGATAGTCCCTCTAATACGGTTCTTTGCGTTCCTAATGTGGAATCTTTCGTGCTGCTGATGTCTCCCAATGCCGATTTTCGAGTTGATCTAATAAATCTGTAAGCTTCTAACCTTTGCCTCAGTGCATTTTCCTCGATTTGTTCAGGAGTTAAATTGCTGTTGATTTGGTTGGTTTGGAGTTGCTGGGCTGCTGTATTTAACTTGAGTCTACCCGCTTGAGTTACCGCTTGCTGCATTGAATTTGGGTCTATTGCTCCGCCTTGCATAGCAATTTGTGTTAATTGTCGTGCTGTGTTTCCATATCGGCTTTCTGCTTTTTTGAGGTAATTACCAAGGGTAATGTCCCCATCACCTATTCCCAATGAAGCGTTAGGATTACCAGCAAAAACAGTTGACAAAACTTTTCTAAAAGAGTCCAGTTTTTGCCCCCTACTATTTTGTTTCAAATATTTTTGAACAAATACTAATTGATCTTGTGGACTCATTTGTGCTAAAGCGTTGATATTCGTTCCCAGCCCTCTAGCTGTAGCTGGCATGAACTGAATTAAGCCTGTGGCACTGGTGCGGCTGTTTCTGGCAGATGGTGAAAGTGTACCACCTGTTTCATACAGCATTGTTTTGAGCAGGTCTTCAGGTTTCGCTCCCACGCTTTGAGCTATATTAGCTACAGTTTGCAGGAATTTGGTATCTATGCGTGGATCTAGACCGGGAATGGGCGGGACTTTGGGGACTGGTTGACGATTTCTTGATGTCTTGGGCGTATTAACAGTGTTTTGCACGCCACCTGAATATTCTTTTGATAACTTAGCGGTCAGCCTACTTGCTTGCGAGTCTGGCAATGAGTTACGTTGATTGTTCTCGCTAGGGGCGTATTCAATATGTAGGTGTGCAGCGTCGGCATCCCTCGCAGTACCAGGGTTTCGAGTCCCGAATTGCGTACCTCTTCCGCCTGCCTCACCCACAGTACCTAGTAGATCACCCATCTTAACCTTTTGTCCCACCTGTACATTTCTGTCTAGCAGATGTCTCATGTTTAAGTGAGTAATTTTCTTGCCTTCAAATTCTATAGGCATATCTAGCTTGATGATCACAAGCTGTTGAGGTTGATACCCAGGAACTAATGGGTTTGCATCGTCTGTATTCTTAGTTCCACCTACTCGACTTTGCACCACAGTACCAGCGAGAGGGCTAAAAATCTTAGAGCCTATTGGAGCGACAATATCATCACCAATGTGTCCCCCGCGTGAATCCATTGACGATCTGCTATTTTCGACAAACCGCACTTTTCCTTTTGCAATTTGATTTTGGATATTACTATTGGTGTTTGTGTTTACTGGGATGTCTTTCAGCACATTCATTGCATTTGCAGCCCATACGGGAGAATTGATCGGCTTGGTATTGACACCTACGGTTAAATTAAGTTTACTCAAAGTATCAGTTATTTTATTACCAAACCCGTCTATCCAGTTGTCGGTAACTGATTGCAGATTCTTGAATGTACCATTTAGTTTATCCAGTTCCGCATTAGCTTTTTTAGCAGCCTCTACAACGTCATTAGAGAGAGTATTTGCAACATCTTTAACACTGCCGTTAATCGTGCCAACTGTGCCGTTTATCTCCTCAAGACTGAGATTAAAATTATCCGCCATGCTAGAATCTAGCGGAATTATCTTCCCTGGTAAGCTGCGCTGTAATTCTGCCGCTTGTAACCGGATATCCTCAATATTATTCTCATAGTCAATGCGTTGTTTCCTGGCTTCTAATTGTTGTTTTTCAATCTCAGTTGTTTGCGAAATTATATTAATAATTCCTTCAATAAACTGAGTGTAAATGTTGTCACCAGCCCCTATTAAAGCCTCTCTGAGCTTATTTTGCATTCTGGAGTTCTCAAGGGTCTTTTGCGCTTTTTGGAACTCGATGCTAACAGCTTGCGCTTCTCTAACTGCGGTGCGGTAATAGTCGGCTACTTGCTTAGTTTGATCCACTAAAGTTTGACGGATACCGCGCTTTGCTGTAGCAACATCATCTTGTAGTTGAGCCAAGCTTTCATCATCTTTTAAAACTTCGGCTTTGAGTTTTTCTAGTTCATCTTTAACATCTTTGTTCGCACCATATCTGAGAATAGCTGCATAAGCGTCAATAGTTTCTTTTTTGCGAGATGTTAAATTGTCTAATTCTTTCTGCTGTTTTTCTAAATCAGCAACTTGTCTATTCGCCAGAATAGGGGCTACATTAGCGGATCTTTCAGAAGAACTATTAACCGATGCCCTGAAGGTTGCAGATGCAATTTTATCAGCATTGGAAGTCCTATCAAATGCAATTTGTGTGTCTCGTAACTTGTTAGCTGCATTTGTGTACAGGTCGTCTCCAAACTGCGCGGGTACGGATTTTTGTGCAATGTCAAAAGCATTTTTAGCAAGCTCAATTTGCTGATCTATGTTTTTGGCGATCGCTCGCCGGATTTGGATGTTAAATGATTTAGTGGCTTCATCAGCACCATCCAGGATGTCTTTCTTGTGCTGTTCTAATATATCAAGGGTTTCTTTTGCGTCTTTGACATCTGAACCCATGCCATTGATGATTTTCTCCCGTCTGGTTTTGAGTTCCAGGACTGCGGTATCAATTCCACCAAGCTCCTTTCTTGTAGCATCAGAAGGGTTGGCTTTTTCAAGTTGTACACCACGCTTAACTCTAGCTAAAATCTGCGCGTCAATCAGTTGAATTTCTTTGTTAGATTTGAACCGTTCCACACCTTGGGCTGTTGATGCACGCTGGTTTTCAAGTTGTTTTATTTGTTCCCTGATAATGTTTTTTTCAATATCCAAATCACCCCTGATTATTCTTTCTGGATTTGCTGTTTTTCCGCCAAAACTAAAACCTGATAGATCCTCTTCTTTTGAGATTCTTCCATCAGCTCTACTGCTTTGATAAAAAGTATATTTTTTATCTAATTCATTAAGCCGCGCTATTTTGTCGTTAGCGGCTTTAATCTGCGCGTCAATATCAAAAGTGTTGCCGACTGGACCCATTTTTTCAGGGATTAAATAATTTTGTTGAGTCTGTTTCGTTAGTCCTAATTTAGAATAGGTGCTTGCTAATGCTTTGGTGTTAGCTTCTGAATCCTGCAAAGCCTTGATTACTTGGGATTGCGCCATATCAACCCGTAGGTTTTTGTCAGGGGCAATATATTTTTCTAGTCCGTATTTCTTGACTAAATCAATCGTTGCATCGTCCGTTTTTGGGACTAAGCGATCGCTTAACCAAGAGTTGTACAAATACATTGGTGTTGTAATCCCGCTGTATTTTAGAGCTTTGTCCGCAACGTTTAAGGCTTTATCGCCAAAAGTTTGCTTGCCGTCTTTTTCGCGTTGTCGTCTTTCAACTTCTGCGCGGTTACTATTCCGAATCAAATCATCTGAAGTAGTGCTTTTCGTCTTATCCCAGAAGTTACGAATATCAAGCTGTACGCCTTTAGATGGCAGGGTATCCGTCAATTTATTGTTTAAGTTCACCAACTGTCCAGCGGCTTTATCAAACGCCTCACCCAGCGATAAAGCAGCCGATTTCATGTTATTTAGATTTACTGTAACTTTCTTGCTAGTTTCGCCAATCTTGTCACCCAGTGGATTGCTGAAATCACCTTTGGAAAACATCAAGATACCCATCGCAATAGCCACGTGAGTAGCCATTGATCTGAGTGCTATCAGACTCATTTTCCAACCTTGATTAGCAATCATCGCTCTAGCCGCTGCTTTTTCTGTAGCTACTGCACCAGCGTTCATTGAGGTCATCATTAACTCACCCCAAATCTTCACCGTCCCAACTGTTCCGATGAAAGCGTTTTTGATGCCTACTACCATTCCCAATAATGCTTTTCCGCCACCGACTAACGCCGGACCAAGTGCCATACTTCCAAGAGCGATCGCTTGCTCAAGCATGAACACCAACGCCCCAAGTTCAACGACTCCAGGGGGAATAATCGAAAACACCGCACCCAACGCTCCCTTGATAGCATCTATACCAGCGACTATTAGATTTACACCTTTACCACCGATTAAACCTTCAGCAAATAGTGGTTTGCCTGACATGGCACGGACACCGGAATCAATTGCCGAAAACAATCCGGTAAACATATTGGTGAACCCGCGCGTCATGTTTTGCATCAAATCACTTTCAGCCCCTAACCAACCGTCTGCAACGTCTGAGGTTATGCCTATGATCATTGGCATTAAATTGGATGCAATCGCTGAAAAGGTTGATAATACAAGGCTTTGTAGAGTTCCCAATAGCACTACTACAGGCTTAATTTTTGTCATCATGACCGTCAATCCTACCGCTATCGTTGCGGTAAAACCGATTACAAAAGATTGCCCTAATGGGATCAAAGTACCTAGAGAATCTTTTAGAAACCCCAGTCCGTTCGATGCAAAATTAACAATCCCTGCAAGCGCTCCAGATAGTTTATCAGTAAATATTGAAGTGATTTCAAACCCTACGTTACCAAGTTTAGTAAGTGCCAAAACTAGGCTGTCGGCACTACCTGAAGCTGATTTACCGTAATCCAGCTTTAAGACTTTGGCGACCTTGGGTAAAATATCCTGTGACAGAATAGAACCGCTTGCGACTAAATCATTCATTTCTGCCACAGAAACACCCATTGCTTTAGCAAATACACCCATTGCCGGTGGGAATTTCTCGCCTAACTGCTGTCTCAATTCTTCCATTGACAGCTTGCCTTTTGCCATGATCTGAGTGTATGCCATAAATACCAGGGAGGCATCTTGACCGCTGATGCCTAAAGCACTTAGGGAAGCGGTGATACCTTCAAACAAGTCTTTTACGCCTTGCCCCTCCATCTTTGTTCCTTTGGACGCAATTGCCAACTGAGAATATGAGTTGGCCGCAACTTCTGACGGAACATTCATTTGATTGGCGACACCCTTGGCGTAGTTCAATTCGGCGATACCGCCCGCTTTAGAGCCACCCAAAAAGGTGAATCGGCGTTGCAAGGTTTCTACCCGTTGCATACCCTCAAACAGCTTGCTCAATTGGGGCATTACCATCCTGATAGCACCGCCAATACCCGCGATTATAGGCATTAGAGGGAGGAATAAAGGAGCTAGAGATGCAGCCATTGCGGTAATCGGCGCAAACATAGCTGTAGCGGATGCCATCAATCCCATCATATTCCCGAACATTCCCTCTTGTTCGTTACCACTCATGCCTTTGAAAGCACCTTTTTTAAAGGATGCTCCCACCTGATTCCACATTTCATCAAACATCCCCTTGTCAACAACGAAACCGCGTGACATCCGTTTGAAGATGTTGCCAATTACGTCACCTGCGCTGGCTTTTCCTACAGCCTTTTTGAGGTTGTATTCTAGATCATCTTTGGCGTTAGCTAGATTTGCTAAAGATTTTCTAAATCCCTTATTAATTGACTCACCAAGTCCAAATCCTTCCTGTCCGAATTTGGCATGAAGACCTGATAGGGTAGCCGTAATTGCATTAGCAGCAAGCTTAATTTGCTTAGGGTCTAATCCAGTGATACCCATGTTTTTAAGCATGGATTCTGCTGTTCCTGCCAACTGAGTAGAATCGCCTTTTACGTATCCATCTATCAATGCGGATATTTGACCGTTACCAACACCACCAACGGCGTTAGCGATTTGTTCAGAATGTTGCTTAACTTTACCCTTGATTAATGCTTGTACGGCGGATGCTTTTACACCATCGAACCCAATCATCCTAAACAAAGCACCGACGGTAGTTTCTGCCAAATTCTCTACTAAATCTGCGGTGGAATTTCCTGTAGAGTTTAAACCCGCTTCTTTCAGGTTTTCAGTAGTCTTGTTTTCTAAAACTGTATTAACTGATTTCCGTCCCCCGTTGCCACCACTAAAAACATCGTGAGCCACTACACCCGCATTAGCAGCCATTGATCCAATTCTTGCCAATGGTGACAGCATCGGAAATACGCCCAAAAACTGTGTAATCCCGGTAATCGCAGATTTAATACCTGCACCACCCATAGAACCCAGTTTAATGCCACTAAAAGCACTGAGTAATTCGGTTAAAAATCCGCCTTGTTTGAATATGCCGTTTTTCAGCAAGTTGCCTGTAATGCCGTCACCAAGTTTCAACGCCGCTACACCTGCCATTGGTAAAGCAACTTTCATGATCATGGGGAAGAGGGTTTTTAAATGCCCTCCTAACATCCCCATAAGTGACCCTGACATCGCTGTACCAGCCGCAACTACGGCATTTCTCATATATTGCCCTAATGTTGGATAGCTTAACCCCCTTGTCTGTTTAATGCTGTTCCCGACTGCGGAAATTACGTTATTCCCTAATTCAGTCCCTAGCTGCGTAATTTGCTGTAGGGGGATAGCAGCAGATACGGTTTGGGGACTTGTTGGATTGTGGAACATCCAATTAGGCTGTAAAACTGTATTAGCCGATTGTCTTAGAGTATTCGACTGTAAGGGCTGTAAAATTGTATTGGTAGGCTGTAAAACTGTATTAGCCGATTGTCTTAGAGTATTCGACTGTAAGGGCTGTAAAATTGTATTGGTAGGTGGTAAAACTGTAGCTTGTGATTGCTGAGGTGCGTTTAACCTAGTGGGCTGTGAGTGAATACTTGATAATGTGTTAAATGCATGTTGAGCGTGGTTTAGTATCGTAGGCTGTGAGTGAATATTTGGTGTTGCAGCATATACAGCTTGAGGATTTTTTTGTTGATTTTTTTGAGTATAAACAGGAGAAGACTTTATTGTTTTAAACGCCTTGCTAAAAGTCGGAAATAAATTATTTTCCAAGATACCACTCAGTCCTGGTACTACCGAAGTCCCGTAATTTTTGTTAGCAGATAGTATATCTCCTACGTGATTCCGTAAGTCATTTATTGTGTAAGGAACGTTTTTTACATACCCAGCACTACCAGACACAGTGCCGTCAGCCCCCTGTACTTGATTGCCTATTGAAACTTCTTTTTTAACGCCTAGGGGTATGTTCCCAATTAATCCAAGTGAATGATCCCCCTGAATTATTGTTTTTGCGTTATTTGTCGTAGCTTTTACTGAACCAGTTATTTTTTGATTTGCCTTAGACAAAGAAGACATTGCACCTTCTTCCAATCCTAGCCCAAGCATCAATCCTATCCAATGAAATATCTTAGATGGTGATGCAATACCAAAAATCTTTTTAACTAAACCAATTGCAGACTTAGCAAAAGTTCCAAGTATTCCAAAAACACCATCATCTGATGATAAAATACCCTGCCCGAATGACGTTATTAGATTAGTGCCAATATCCTTGAAACTGCCACCTTTACCAATTGCTTTTGTAGCACTACTGAATAGATTTGTGAGTATGGGATTGCTGCCTAAATCTTTCTTTAATGCTGGTAATAATTGTCCTAATAATCCAGACGGTTGTTGATTTTGTTGACTACCGCCTAAAACGTATTCTTGAATTTTAGGGTGATTCAAGAATTGTCCAAAATTGCCTTTAGATGCAATATAAGGGTTTGTTGCTAAGTCTGTTAAATCATCCAGCCCTTTCCCATCCAATCGGTGCGTTTGAATGTAGGGATTACCACCAATTAATTCGGAATGAACCGAGTGTCCTAATTGAAAATCATTCCCAGATTGAGTGTTAAGGACTGAGAATAATTCACGCCCTGTTTTTTTATTGTATTTAGTAAATGCTTTGGTATTACCAAATAAATTCTCTTCAACTCCTAATAAATCTTGTAGCCATTTCTTTGACTCCAGGAATTTATATATTTTACTACCTAAATTTTTAGGTAGTTTGAATGGTGTATTTTTGTCTGTATTAGTATCTTGATGCCAGTCGTAAACATCGTTAATTTGCAACCCCTTGTCTTTGTTTTGTGTGTAGTTAAAACCTCCCAATGTATGAGCTAAAGTAGGCAAAGTTTTGTGTTTAACCATGCCCACAAAACCACTATCAGGAAAATACCCGTCGCCTTTTTCAGCCAATTGCATCATATTAAAGATAGTTGCAATTTCAGCCTCTCTAGCCAATTGCGGATTCATCTGATGAACCCCTGCTTTCCCTTGATAAAATGCTCCTAAATGCCTTAACGGTGTTTCAATTGATTTAGGGACTAAACCCGCGTTAGCAACACCCATCATGGTTGTACCTAATACCATTCCAGGTAATGTCGCTTTGCTTGCTCCCTTAGCTTCCTCAAATACTTTCTTGGTCAGTTCCGATTTGTCGCTTACTGCATTTTCTAACGCCTGATTATATGCCTCAATTCCTTCTGATGGAATAGACTGAATATCTTTTAATCCATCCCCAATAGCATCCGTTAACAGCCCAACGGCACTAGAAACGTCAACGACACCGTTTTTAATACCTAGTCCTAAACCAGCCGCAATCATCGCACCAATTCCCATCATTACCCATGATGGCGACTGAATACCCATTGTTTTCTTAACAGTGGCGATCAATCCGTTTAGCAGGTCGCGTGTTTCAGCCGTTACACCCGCTGAACCAATATCTAATCCTTTGATTAATCCTGCGTCAATCTCAATGCCCGCTTTTTTAGCTAGTTCTGTGTAGGTTTTTACGTCTTTCTTAAACTGATTAGCTTCGAGTAAGTTTAATCCACCTAATTGCTGTCCAACACGCTTGTCACTAGCTACAAGTTGACCTTTGCCAGTTGCGTGTACTTGACTTAATTCAGATCCAAATTCTTTACTAAAACCAGCATCCTCGCCAGATTTAACAATTCTATCTATCTCTTTAACCGCACCAGATAATCTACGCTGATAATTTTTAGCTGCACTTCTAGCAGCGTTAATATCGTCAATATGCCCTGTAGATTTTGCATTATCTACAGCGTCTTTTACCTGCTTGTATTCTGTTTTGAAATATTGATTAATAGCAGCTAAAGCAGCCTTAATATTAGCGATTGATTGTGTAGTTTGTTGCTTAATATTTTCCTGTGTAGTTGCTTTTAAAAACTCCAGAGATTTAGCGGTATTCTTCCCTACTTCTGCATTTAATGTCTTAAAATGCTGTTGTGTTTGTTGTGGAAGTTCTAGTAAAACTAATTCTGGTTCAGGCTCTTGTTTCTTGGTTTTCTGTTTCGCTGGTTTCAGTGGAATTTGAACTGGCGTTAAGTCAGCACTACCCCAAGGATCTGCTATTTGTTCATGAATAACAGGTGCTACAGATTGTACTTTAATCGCTGATTCACTGATTGCCTTCGCGGCTTCCTTGAGTTGATTGGCCGCTTCTAATAATCCGTCTGCTGGGCGTTGTTTAGGAGCTTGTTTTTCCACAGGTGGCTTATTCCCAGTAGCTAAAAATTCTTTAACTATCGGTGCAACTGTAGGGAATAAATTGCTAAAAGTTCCTTCCACAGCCTTCCTAGATTGTGATGCTAAACCACGCCCGATATATTGACTGACAGACCCTTTTTTACCACTTTCGGCAGCGTCAAAAAGACCATTTACGCTATCTCTAACGCCACTTGATGAGTTGGCTAAAACGTTAGTTGATGCCCTTCTAACTTCCTTGATAGTTGCGAGTTTAGCTCGTTCTGCTATTCCCTGAACACCTTTATTAACTGTTTCTGAAAATGCTTTATTTATTTCAGAGAATGTATTTGATATAACGCCGGAATTTTCTTTTTTTACATCAGTTCCTGAATATTGTTTAACAGCATCTTCAATTATAGATTTAATCTTAGCTTGGTTATTTTTGGGGTCTGATTGTGCTTTTTTGCCTACTCCAAAATATCTCAATAAACTATTTCTAGCGATCGCATCAACCGAACTCAAATCAACGTCGTCAAGTTCACCTCTGATAGATCCTGACCCTTTGTCAACAGCCGTAGAATAATCCTTGATTGCATCCTCAACAATAGATTTGATTTTTGATTTATTGTTTTTGGGGTCTTTTTGCGCCTTTTTGCCTACGCCAAAATACCTCAAAACTGAGTTAGAGGCTATTTGAGTAAAAGCCTTCATATCCACGCCCAATGAGTCCTGCATTGACGATCCAACGCCTTTGCTCAACTGTTTCCCGACATTTTCAAAAACGCCCTCGCCAATTGACCTCAAAGGGTCTAATCCCAGTTGAACCCGCTGGACTCTATTTTGTTGAGATTGTGGTGATTGTTGCGCCGATTGTCCGCTAGATTGGGGAACTTGCATTTGACGGATGGCATTAGAAATAGCCTGTTCCACAACTTCTGCGGTTTTGTCCTGGTATTGGTTCAGAACTATGGTGTCAACTTCCATCGTCACCTTTCTATTACCAAGTCTGTCTAGTCGTTCCTCTAGCTCATCAAGTTGTCCGGTATTGGTGCGGACGGTGATAGGATTTTGGGCGTAAAAATGGTTAACCTCTTTTAAATGACGGACTTTCACGTTGAGGTGTTCGTTTAAGTCCGTGAGGCTGTCATCATTGACGTAAGTTGTAATCGGGTTGTTTCTAAAGAAGGTATTAGCTTGCTTTAAGTGTTGTACGGATATGTTGATGTGCTGGTTTAAATCCGTTAGTGACTTGTCGTCAATGTCAACGGATAGGGATAATTTCTGGAATGATTTCTCAATACTTGCGGCGGCGCTAGATGCGGCTTTTTTCGCCTGTTCTAATGACTGGTTAAATTCTGCATAGTCTAGGGAGAGGTCAACGATTAATTCGCCTAAGTTCATAACTGGCAACTGGTAAGGGATTTTCCTTATAGTTGCCACGCCTCGTTTCAATCCCTCAGAAGGGATTAGTCATCCTGCAAGAGAGTGGCGAGAAACCAGGGAAGTTAAACAGGAAGTTTCAATCCCTCAGAAGGGATTAGTCATCCTGCAAGGATAGAAGCAATTAAGCAATCTTTATTACTTGCTGTTTCAATCCCTCAGAAGGGATTAGTCATCCTGCAAGGGGTCAATGCCGAGGTTATGCCCCTCACACGCCGGTTTCAATCCCTCAGAAGGGATTAGTCATCCTGCAAGGGCTAATATGTGGCATTTTAGCCATCACAGATTGGTTTCAATCCCTCAGAAGGGATTAGTCATCCTGCAAGTGCGGCAACCTGAACCACAATCTCAGTATCGTTTCAATCCCTCAGAAGGGATTAGTCATCCTGCAAGTTCCATTAGAATATTTTCATCTCGCCTTCAGACAAAGTTTCAATCTCTCAGAAGGGATTAGTCATCCTGCAAGCTCACTCTTTAATTGCTGTACTGTTTCTGCTGTTTGTTTCAATCCCTCAGAAGGGATTAGTCATCCTGCAAGATCAATAGGAGTATTTGCAGTGAAAGAATTAGCGCGTTTCAATCCCTCAGAAGGGATTAGTCATCCTGCAAGCGGATCGGATTTGCCAGCATCACCCCGCGCCTGTTCTGTTTCAATCCCTCGGAAGGGATTAGTCATCCTGCAAGCTAACTGTGAGGGGCATAACCTAAGCATCGAACCAGAGTTTCAATCCCTCAGAAGGGATTAGTCATCCTGCAAGTTCAAATCAAGACAGGGAAAAGGTTTCATGACACGCGCGTTTCAATCCCCCAGAAGGGATTAGTCATCCTGCAAGATCTACTCAACTTCCATTAACAACAGTAGAGGGAAGTTTCAATCCCTCAGAAGGGATTAGTCATCCTGCAAGGCGTCAACTCAAAAAATTAATCACTCATTTCAATCCCTCAGAAGGGATTAGTCATCCTGCAAGTGCGGCAACCTGAGTTTCAATCCCTCAGAAGGGATTAGTCATCCTGCAAGGAATCCAAAAAGTCCATTGCAGCCGCTTAAATCCCTTTTGATATTCTGCAAAGATAGCTCTAATCCCTTCGCTTGTCTAGGTTCTGGATTTGCGCGCGGGTTTGTTTTAGCCACGCTGCTTCGATGATTGCAAAATGATTAATCCCTTCTGAGGATTGCCAGCCATAGTTCCGGCTGGTCTATGGGAGTAGTCACCATCTCCCTTACTTTTTGATCGTAAAATCATCAAGTCATAGACTGACAGAACCAGTCATCCCGTCCAAACTGCGGTAAATTGATAATAACTAAAACCATCTACTTTGTCAAGCGTTTCTTTTTAAATCTCTTGGGTTTTTGGTAAACCAATCTAGTGTTGTGATATTTGACTTCTCCTAGTTCAAAACTACTATTATGTTTGTGATTCCTAGCCGCATTGGTGTCAGCTTGTTGCACCTGTTCAAATAACTCACATTCAGAGTTTTTGCAGACAAACTCATACTGTGATAATCGCTCACCTTTCTGATGACAACAATGGCATAGTTGAGAACTGTAGTTAGCAGGTGGTTCATGAAAACTACCGCCTCTGTTCTCAACTTTTTGCTTAGTTTTAGTTTTTAAATCACCCAAGCATCTTTGTCTCATAATCCAATTTAAACCCCGTTTAGCAGACGCGCCGTTGTGAGCATATCCCACCCCTTCAGGCAATGCTTTAGCTTCTGTTTGCTTCAGTAGATTAGTTAGTTGGGTATCTTCCCAGGCTATATGCTCATAAGTCCTACTTAATCTAGTTGACATTTTATGATTAAAGGCATTAGAAGAATTAGCCCCACGTTCATGTAATCTGGTAATTTTATCTTGTATCTTAATCTCGTTTTTTGTCTTAGGTCTAGCACCTTTGCTTCCTGAATCTTTCCACTTTTTATCATTAATTAATTCAAGGTTATCAAGCCTTGATTGTAGTTCCTCTATATGGATTGACACTCTTTCCCTGCTTAGATTTGGGAGGAATAACGCCCCGTGATCTGTCGCCACAATAGCCTGTACTCCAGGGTCAATCCCTACACTTAAATTCTTTCCCACTACGATTAACGAATCCTTGATTTGCTGTTCAATAAACTTGATTTTAGACTTAATATCTTCGTACTCTTGGCTGTCTTCTCCAAGCTCCTTTTTAACCTTGGGTAATTTCTTTGTTAAAACCGCTTTTTCTTCTTGCAATGGGTGAGCAAGGACAATATTGATATAGTAGCCAGATGCTTTTTTGGTTAGCATATACGCCCGAGGAAGACTGCTATCTAGGTTCAGTCTTTCCCCCCAACTTCTATCAGTAACGATTAAATTGCCAAATCCAGTAATTTCAACTGAATTATTCTTTATGTCTATCTTATTTGGTGGACATTGCTTATTAAATAAAGTGCTAATCTTATCAGCATCTTTTTTGAATTTTGGCTTCCTGCTGTTTATCCTTTTGGGGTCTAAAAATGCTAACCATGACTGTTTGAAAAACCCTAACAAGCCTCCGACGTAGTGCGAGGAAACGGATAAATCAGGTAGATTTTGCATCGCTCTTAACCCGTTTAACCCGTTCAAATTATCAAACTTCATTAAATCTATTAATTCCCTCCCCTCAAACTTACCACTGGGGAAAGTTTTATATTGATGTGGCATTATTTGTATTCGTTTCCAGGGGTAATCACCCTTAACTAATTTAGACCCTTTGACGTGAATAATCCCCTTTTTGGTTTTAATGGGAATATTAAAATTATCGTCCCGTTTCCAGTAACTTCCGCCTGTAGCAATCTGACACGATAGTCCTTCATAGCCGCTATTGCCAACTCGTAAAGGTACGGGAATAATATTTTCTAAGTCAAACGGCAACCACCGGGAAAATATATCAAATTTGGCAACTAATTCCTGTTCTTTTTTGTTGAGTTTTGGCTTGTCTTTGCTGCGGTAGTAGTTCCTAACAAGCTGCTGTTGTTCCGGTTTTAGCTTCTCTAACTTTTCCGTCGCCTTAGCTAAATCTGCGCTCAACTTACCAGCCCAGTTGTACCAGGTGATGCAATGGTTATGCAATTGATTAGCCAATACCTGATTCCATAGCCATGTCAATTCTTCTAGGTAGCGATCGCATGATTGCGCCTGTTCAGCAAGAAGTTTGACCTTGATTTTAATAGTTTTCATTGGGAATAATATCAATGTGGGTGTACAAGACCTACAGCCAGTGGTGAATCGGTGCTACCAACACCATCACGCGACTGGATAATATTGTATCCTAAGTTATTGAAAAATTAATAAGACTATTGAAAACATGATATAATTATTTAAACCATACCACGCAGGAATATTTGCGGTATTCCGGTGGTTTCAATGGTTAGTCCACTTTACTTAACCACTTAGTGAACTATGTCTAATGATACCTCAAAAGCTGTTGTTGCGACAGTTGATTTAGGATTTGCCAAGATTGATGGCTTGATGATGCCCGACGGCAGTTATGTTGCCTCTATTCCCCAACTAGCCGACATAAAATTAATCCCATCAGGAAGAAGCATAAAACAGTTAGAATCCTTGTGTAGCATAGCTTTCCAATCCCACCAAAAAGTTAAAAGCGACTTACACCCAAAAGCCGTCAACATAATCGTACTTTCCGATCTGTCTAAGCTTATACGGCAATTAGACAAACAAGGTAACTTGGTTGCCAGGGCTTTTGTTGATGCCATTCTTGAAGAGGGACTGGAAAGACGATTTGATAAAGCGTTCGGCAAACAAGTTGAAGAGTCAGAACGTAATAAGCTTTTGGCATTACGGATGAAACGAATATTAGCCCGTAAGCTTTGGACTGACATTTTACGCGACCGTTCCACCGCTTTATTTGGCGTAACTCCCACGCCTAACAATTATCGAGATTGGACGGTCAAGGTAAATGAACGGCTGTTTAATAAGCGTCATTTCCAGTGCAATCGAGATAACATGAACCAACTGGAACAGGAATCAATAGAACTATTTGAACGCATGGCGGAACGTAAAGCAAAACTACACGCGCAAGCCACGCCGGATCAATTAGTAGAAATGGCGTTAGCTTCATTTGAATAATTAATTTAGGCGATCGCCCCAAAAGAGACGACCGCGCTTTCGTAAACATCGCAAATATTGAACAAATATTGAATAGGAAAGATTTATTATGTCTGAGCAAGAATTAAGAGAACTGAAACCACGCCACGTCCTTGCATGGCAGAATGAATACCCAGCGATCATAACTCAAATTGACTGGAGTAAAAACAAGAGGAAAAATTCAAGATTTATCGAGATTCACCCGCAAGGCAGATCAGGTCTAAGAAGGCAATGGGTGAAACTAGATGATCTAAAAATTAACCCACATTTTACCGACGTTAGAAATAATCTAGATTAGTGCAATAAACCTAATGAACCTAACAATCAAAAAACTCGCCAAAGTAACACTGAACAACGCCCAAAACCTACCCGATTCACCCGGCATATATTTTGCCTGTGACGCGGCTTATCGTGTCTGGTATATCGGCACTTCATTTAGTCTAAAAGAAGAATTTATCCCCTGTCTTCAAGAGAGTGAATTTCGCGCTAACAATGTGCAATACATCTGCTATTTGCTATGGAATGATATGGATGATTTAGAAGAATGGGAACATGAATACATCCAAAAATTCAACCCACCGCTAAATAATAACGACGTTGACCCTGAATTACCTATTATTGATTTAGGGTACGATAAAAGCCAATATCTCGCACGGTATAAAGAGATAAAGCTGATTCAGAAGGCACTAGAGCAGGAACTAGAAGAACTGAAGCCCAATCTAGTAACACTGATTGAAGGTAACGACGGGAAAATCAAAACCAATGATTGTAGCGCATGGGTTAGCAGGCGTGTCACCTATCAATATTCTCGTAAATTGGAACACGATGAGAGGATAATTAAGGAGCGCAAAAAACAGGAAGAATCAGAAGGAATTGCTACAATTAAATCAGTTTCAATATACCCCGTAGTGAGGTAGATATGGCGCATCCAATAACATCTATTGAGTCAATGAACTGGATAAAAAAATATGAATCTCATATTGTGTGGCTTGAAAATATTGCAAATATACCTTATGTCAGGGAGTATTTGCTACACAATTGCAGAGGCAGAAAAGGCAGGATAAAATATCAAGATTTCAAAGTAGTAGGATGGACAGAATTACACCAAACAGCACCAAACAATGGGAACCCAGGCTGTTTTAGTCGAAGAATATTTTGGTTAAAAAGTTACGATAGATTCTTGCAACCCGATGGACTTTACAGCACTGGATGTCCGGTAGAAGCCGTAGATCCGCTTACAGTTTCCGTCGGAGAAGCGGGACTATTAACTAACCGTGCATGGGGAAATTATGCTGTCAATTAAAGAAGCAAACAAACAACTGAATCAATTAACTAAAGCTATGAATGATCCGCAATTGGATGATATCTGGAAAGCGTGGCAGAATGACTTTAAAAAACGCCAGCAAGCTAACGCTAGATGGTTTAACAATTTTGTCAGGATCGCAATTGCAGCAACAATAATTCAGTTGGTAGTGTTAATATTTTGCGTGTGGTATTTCACGAAGTAAAGAACAAAAACCAAGATGAACCAAGATTATCCTTATGGCGTTCGGCTTAAAACCAATGGCACTCACTATTCTGTTCGCGCAATAGCAGATGACGGAACAGTTGAGCTACAACAAACTTGTAACGATCCTTCTGTTGACATAAATGGGAAAATAACCTTCCCTAATGCCATTAATTCTGTGCCAGATTCATATTTCAGAAATGAGTTTCAGTTGTTAAATTTAGAACAATTTCTAGAGGAATTTCCGTCACTAAAAGATCGTTTCATCTGTAAACAACAAAACCCCATCCAAGGGGACGGGGAAACCTGACAACCAAGACGAAGATAGCAGTGTTATAAAAGTTCAATATATGCGACTATTATAACACAAATCATTCTAACAACATCCCCAAAATAGATAATATTTGAGTTGGCAAAGATTCGTCTTTGACCAACTTTTTAATGACCTTTTCTGTGGCGAAACTTATCCGTTTGTTGCCAGTTTTAATATCATCTGCAAACGGCAATAAGTCCACAAAATCCATCGGCGCGTCGTCTTTACCCTTGAAGGCATTAAACAAGCCAGACCACCCTATAGCGTGTATTCTGGCTTCTGTATTTGCATTTTCCCTACGCAGTTTTTCAAGGTTGCTAACACAATCAAAAACCACGTAGTCGGGTTGTTCTAGGAAGCGTTCCCAGCTACTAAAACGCGAGTCTCTAATTCCGTAGTATTGGATTCTCCAGTAGAGTCCGTTCCAGTCAATTGTAGGGACTCCCCCGCAGCTTCATCCTCGCTTGTAGTTGCCACTGGCTCAGGTTTTACCCAGCCTAAACGCTCATTTTGATAGAACTCATAAATAGCGGAAATTAGGTTTTCATCAAGTGATTTTGTATCCTCAATTGTCCACTCATCCGAACCAACAATGTATTTTCTACCATCAATTAAAAAGCCAATATCACCCTCCGATAATGGTTGTTCAATTGGTTCAACTTGAATTACAGAAACATCACTAGACTGATTACCCTTGATAATTACCTTGTGTCCAGTGAATCCACCAAATGCAATTTGTTGTTTATTTTTGAGGTGTAACGACTGCGGAATAATGTCCAATGCAGTGGCATTAATCGCAGCGTCATAATCAATTTGAATAGGATATGCAGCGCGATTCTGAATGAAAATAGTTGCAATTGCTACAGCTAAAGTATTGCTGTTAAGTGCGCTTAATGACTGTAATTCCGCAAATTCTTCCACGTAATCATAGACAATATCGCTATTATCTACTGCCACGCCGTCAACTGGTTTTGGTGATAACAATTCTTGTGCAGCTTCAAAACTAATATTTCTATCTTTGGCAATAGTCTTAATTAATTTTGTGGCAACAATTTGGGCTTTGCTTCTGCTCAGTTCATATTCATCAATTTCCATCCGTTCCCCAACGGAAATAAAGCCGCGTTTTTCTAAATAGAGGATACCAATATTTTCATCACCAATGGCTACTACTTCGGAACGAGATTTTCTGTTAATTACTGGGCGCATAATTCAATTTCTAGGTTATCGTTTTTGTCAGAGAAAATTTGATGTGTGGCGCAATTTTGGACTGATTCAGGGATTTTGATTTTAAACTTTTGGGACTCGTTTGAAACTTCAATTTCTCCAGACATCCCACCCCTAAATACAGCCGCGCCACACTTGATATAATTGCCATCAAGTCGGCAGTTTATTAAAACTGCCAATACTTGTGTTTTGTCAGTCAAAAGTTGCATTATGCAGCAGCGTAATAACCAGGTGTCCAAATGAATGAGTCACCTTGGAAAGTTAGATTAAAAGTGTATTTTTTGATTTCGTTCTGGTTCGCTGGTTCGTTCAATCCCATGAGTTTAGTCGCGCCCTCAAATTTTTCGCCGTCCGGTAAGGTCGCGATCGCGTAAATCTCTCTATTCAAGAATGCAGAATTATCAGATACACGTTTGATGATATTGACGTAAGCTAAATCACCAGCTTTGACGATTCCTGAAATATTCAACGTCCGGGCATTCCGAACAATGGCCATTTCTGTACCTGAACCGCTTTGGAAATTAGTGGTGTCAACTTGGGTTTCTTGGTTAGTTTTGTCCATTGTCTGAATCCCAAACAATGGCACAGTTCCAACCACAAAATCGCCAACCGAAGAATCAGCGATTGCTTTCTTGAGAGGTGCGACGGCAAAAGACGCGGCTGTTGCTGTAATGGTTGCGTCAGCGGTAAATAGAACTTGTTGGCGGTCGGTAGGTGCTGATGGTGCTGCAAAGCTAAGGGAAGTTCCTGCCTTGATTGTCGTACTGGTAGCGGCTGTCAGGCTAACGCTAGTTGCGCCAATAACAGCCGGCGCATCAAAAGTGATCACGGCTTTAGTCACTGCTCTGCTATTGGGATTAAGTAGCAGGATATCTAGGGTGTAATCCTGAAGAATAATATCTTGCACGGGTCTAGTCATAGTAATTCCTGTGAGAATTTTTTATAGCTTTCCCATCGCTAAATATTGATAGTAATTGGCGCGAAAATTATAATCCTTGCTTGCTCAAATGTCGTGTCCGTCGCTGGTGTGTGGGAATAGCGATAAACTACAAAATTAATCTCAATTTTGCGTAGTGCGTTAGCTAGATTGGACGACCTCTTGAAGTTTTTAAGCACCACTTCCCATTGCTGGGGTTTATACCTTTGTCCGCCACTAGAACCCTGCGCGGATCCCATTGGCACTTGCTTGATCAAACATTCAAGTCCGTCACTGGCAGACGGCGGATCTGCGTTAGATCCGTAAGTCCAAACAGATGGACAGCCATTGGTGTATTTGCCCAAGTCGGGAGCTAACAGCGCGGCTAGTTTTGTCCGTAGTTCTGCAACTGTAGTCATGACTGCACCTCTATAGAATAGGAGTCTCGTAATTCTCCAGTATCTACGATGTCACGGGGTGAGCCGGCTACCGTTCCATTTTGCCTGACGGTTTCGCGTGGCCATTCCCACATTTGAGTTTCTATAATTTCCTGTGCCTTCTCCCCAAAGCCCTCCGCCATTTCTGTAAATGCTTGTGCAAAATCTTCTGATTTTTGAAAACTGTCAGCATAACTTTCGGGGGCGTTGAATTGTTGCACTGCTTCATCTACCCAAGGGCGCGCGGGTAATTCTGTTCCGTTTTTTAAAGTCGCACCCTCATGGACTAGCGCGGCGTGATCTGCTGACCAGGTGAGTGTCGCCGTCTGCTTGCGAGGGATGTTGATTTTATTCCAGTTGACTTGAACCATAGCGGGTTTTGTGAGGTTGATCTGATTTTTCCCACTACTGGTAATGGTTTTAGGGATTTGAAAATTATTTTAACTTTAGGGGTTGACATTATGTAGCTTATCCACTATTATAAAAGAAGATTAAACAACGAACAAGGAAACGGGCAAAATGAAGTATTCAGCTATAACTTTTAACAAAGAAGATGATGCCTACGATTACTACTACAGCAATCAATCTGATTTCGTGGCAACAAAAGATCGTCCTGTAGGATTAAACTATCAAATTATCAATCATTTAAGTGGGAAAGTTACGCTTGTATTTGCAAGAATAGAAAAACAATCTGAGCTAGTAAAGGCAAAAAAAGCCAAGACGACAAAGATGATAAACCAGTCTACTCCTAGTAAAAGAATGCAGATTTTATTGTCTTTTCTGAAAAGAGAAAACATTAATCTTGATAAATTATATTTCTTGTTTACTACAGGGCGAATCGGTTGCAGCAATGGTGTATATGAATCATTGAAGTTTGTGGCTGGGAGCGAAAAAGGTTACACAATAGCTCATTTCCAAGAATCTTTTTACTATGAAAATAAAAAAATTGGTGTAAGCGACATAGCAAACGAAATCTTGCCTAATATGAGTGAAAAAATGATTAAATCAATTAGTAAAATAATTGAAGCGTTGAGCCAAGATGTAAAACCCTTCGAGAAAAAACTAATAAGTTTTTAAAATAAAATCCCCAGTGACCGAAACTACTGGGGATAAGATTAAACAACAGGAGCATTATATCATGACAGACAGGTTTAGCCGCTACAATCAAACCGAGAAAGGAAAGGCACGAAACCGTAAAGCACAGGCTAATTTATCGCCTGAGCAGAAGGAATTGCAACGGATACGGAAACGGGATTATATGCGGCGGAAACGAGCGGAGAAAAAACAGCAGGAAGAATAATGATTGTGCAACCCTGAGTTTATCGGGGTTTTATTTTGTCTGAAATTATTTTAATTTAGGGGTTGACATTATGTAGCTTATCCACTATTATAAAAGAAGATTAAACAACAACAAGGAAGCGGACAAATGACTTACGATTTAGATTACACCAGATTGCAAGTAGCCACATTAACAACTGAAGTATTAACAGAATCAATTAACGAAGCAGGACAAGAAGGTTTTACTACTGATGACTTTGGAATGATTGTAGTAGAAATGATGAAAGAAGAGATGCAACTACGATTAAACGGCGAAAGTTTCATCAAAATTCAAGTGGTTGATATTGAAAACAAAATTGATAGCATTGATAGCGTGGTTAAATTTGAAGTTGGCAAGGTCTACGCAACCACTAACCAGTCATTCAAAATTCAAATCACCAAAAGAACAGATAAGACTGTGTGGTTTGAAAATATTGTTGATGGAGATAAAAATGGATTTTGTTGTCAGGGCAAAAAGAGAATAGCGATTAAATACGGGCGAGAAACTGTCATTGACGGAATGTATCAATACAGCGCAGCATAAAACAAAACCCCTGTAACGCAAATTACAGGGGATAAGATTAAACAACTAGAGGTATTATATCATGGCATTAACTAGAGACAGTATCAACGAAATATTGGTAAGTAAAGGATTAGGCGATAAATTCAAGTGTAAGAAAATATTGGTTGACGGTAGTATTGATAGAGAAATTGACGGCGAATCAAATGTAATTCACGATCAAGACAATAACCCAGTATTTGATTGTGGCTGGGTAGACTGGGATAACAGGTTAAAACAGTTTATTAATTCTCAACTTCCATAACCAAATTCAAAAGTTCCTTGCAGTTCCATCCCCAATCTTTTTGCCAACGCCTTAGCAACTCTAGGGCGTTGTTCGTTTACTTGAGGTGCTAGTACGAAAGTTCCCTGCTGTTCCGTTCCTGTAATTGGTTCTATGTATTTGGCGTTATATTTTTCACGCGCCAACAATGTCCGGGCGGGTATGGCTTTAGGTGTGACGGCATAACCTGACAAATAAACGGTGTTAAAATCTACGCTTGGATGTTCCGGTTTAGCCGTGGTTCGCCCCTGCCGTAGCTGATCATAGCCTTGCATCCATGCCTTAATCTCCAGGGTGGTATTGACTGCAATCGGGTTTCCGGTTTCCGGGTCAACTTCATAGTCTCCACAAGTCGCTTCTATGGTTGGGAGCGTGGCGTAAATGATGAAATTGGGGATGAATAGTTTGGACATTTTTGATTTTATTTTTGCCTAAAACAAAGATAATTGCAGTGGCTTCTCAAGTGTTTTTGGTGAAACAGGCATTACGGGAATTTGCACTACTTCCGTAATTGGCGGCGCGTCTTGCACTTGGGCAACATAGCTAATTAATTGCATTAATCTCGTTCCCCTAATACGCGCTATCCGTTCCTCAAGTTCCCCATATTGATCAAAAACTTTCATTAGGCGATCGCTTCGATAATCTCCAGAATCAATTTCAGACTTACTAAAACCTAATCCCATCAATTGTTCGTAAATTTCCAAATATTCTCTAAATCTATTGTCAATATAAATAGTGTCGAGTTCAAATTGCACAGGGAATAAATCTCTGTTTTGACCTTCTAACGCCCAAGGGATAATATGTTTTTGCCCCGATTCTGCTATGGCTATAGTAAAAGGCGGTTCAGGTGGATTTAACAAGTATTGCCTAATTCCCACCCTAGTCAGCAAGTTTTTAACTATTGAAAAAGTATCCTTGCCTTCTGTATATTCACCTTCAACGACAGGCGCAATTAGCTTATCACCCTGATAAACCCTGGACAAAGAACGTCCCCACAGCTTTGACCATTTATTTTTACCTTCATTCCAGTACCAAAGCTGCTTTTGATTACCGGAAATTGTAGAGTGACAGCGATCGCATAGCACTTTAGACTCTGGACATTTAGCTGACGAGTGCATCGTGAATGTATTGGATAATTCCAAAGCATTAGATCCGGGTTTAGCGCAAAGGTAGCAATTAGACATAGGTTGATACCTGTGGAAATTTAGTAGCAAATTGATTATAAATATCTGGGTAATGCTTTCTTAACTCTGCTAATCTTCCCCAGTTAGCACCTGTTGTACCGATTGGGCATCCATTCCTAACTGTCATTCTATCAACATCATAAATAGCAGGGTATTTTAACGAGTGCATATCAATATATTCCCAGATATTTTGAGTAGTCCAAAATGCCACGGGTGAGCAACAAATCAACCCGTTTTTGAGCGTATGCACTTCACCATATTTGTTGAGATAAAATGCGCGGTTTTTGCTTTCTTGCTTACGTATTCCCCACGCATAACCCTTAACATTATTCAATTCTTGGTATTCATTAAGCGGGTCATAAATCAGTTTTTGATTTATCAATTTATCGGCTTTTGTGTCCATCGTCCCTTCAAGGGGAACGCCATAATCCAGATACAAATGCCATAAATCACGCACTGGACAAAGTTCAATAATATTCCACCCCTGAGTTTTCAAAAACTCTAATAATTCAATGCAATCATCCCATTCAGCAAACATTCCCTGATTTACCCAGACCAATGGACAATCTGAGTAAACTTGCCTAATCAAATGTGACATCACTAGGCTATCTTTACCACCTGACACACTAGCGTAAACCTGATAATCGCATTGCTCTAACCATGTTTTAATTAAGTCTTTTGCCCTGGTTATTTTCTTTTTTAACCAGGGATATTGAACGCCAGATCCGTTACTTAGCATAAATCACGTTATCCTTTGGCATATAGCACAACTCCTTGTTTGCCGCTAACCAAGCGGGACTTCTCCACCCCCAAACCATCTGAGGATTATCTATTTTTTGATCAAGTAATCTAACAGGGATAGGACGCATTAATTTACTATCACGCCACAGATGGTAATTATCGTAAATCACCCCTATTTCCCATTCCCTGACTTCACCATTGCCGTAACTACGCTTTTTCTGAATGTGAGTAACAGACGACAAAAGATTTTTGATTGCCGTTTTATCGCCTACAGCAAACCAAGAAATAGAATTAATTAACCTTGTGTAAAGCGGTAAATCATAGGATTTTTCCGCCCCTTCACCTGTTAAAAATTTGGGCTTACGCTTACCCCAGTCTAAATTGTTTTCGTGATTATCCCATCGTTTTCTATATTTGTCTGTAGCTTCACCCTGCAAAACATAGCAAGGTGAACTCACGCACCAATATTTCTCTGACTTAATGACACCTTGTTTTAGTGGTAAATTCTGCTCAATAAACTCTTTGGTTTCTGCTACTTGATCTGGCGTGGGATTAGGTGAAAGTAGATTATTTTGTTCTAAAAGCCTATAAACTAAAATCCCTTCTAGCGATGGACTCCAGTTGTCATAAGCACCCAAAGATGTCGCCAAATGTGCTGTAATTTTTAAGTTATCCACCCAACAAACTCCTTAACTCAGTTGATGTTTTCGCCTCACTCAAAAACTGTTGATATTGATTGATATATTCTCTATATTTAGCGTGTGCCAGGTTAAATCTATCGCTCTCTACACCACTTTCAGAACTCCACAATAAACCACGTTCTGACTCAGAACTAAACCAGAAATTCATGCTGACTCGACCATTTCCGCGATTGCCTTTACCACCTAAATACGGGAATTGTGCAAACTTCAATAAAGTATCAAAAATCCATCCCTGCTCAACTTGCGTACAGTTCAAATCCCATCTTGAGTATAGTTTTGCTCCTGGCATAATTAATCTATCGGAAGCAATCATTTGATCCGATTTTTTCTCTTTAGCTGCACCATCTCCCTTGAGTTGCGCCTGTACTTCTGTTGGCAGAAATTTAATCAAATTAGGATCTAAAGTTGCATCTCTGCGGGTAGTTTGATCAACCGTTAAATATTCAGACCATGTTTTCATTACTTTTCTAATCAAAGGCAAGTAGTCATTTTTTGCTTGATTCCAATTATCCAAATCTTCAGTTTTTGTGGGAGTGAATGGGTCTGAAGATAATTTATTTTTAGCCTCAATTAGCTTCTGAATAGCGGGTTGTACTTCCGGTGGTAGTATCGCCGGAACTTGATTGTAAATGTATTCTGCTGACTCGTAACAAGACAAATAAGCAGATCCTACATTAATTCTGCCTTGCACCATTTGAGCATCTTTAGAGCCAAAAACCTTGGCGGGTTTAGCAGTTCCTAAGACCGACAACCAAGGCATTAGAACCCGGATCTTTTTATCAAGTTCCATATCTGAAGCTGTACCGGCATCAATCCTGCCACCTGCAAACATTGTATGGTGTGTATCAGGATTTACCTGTAATCCTAATTCAGTTAACGCCGCAGCTACACCTACACGCCGTAACAAACCATTTCTCAAGGCATTTCCAGAATAGGTGAAAACACTTCTAGGATTACCTTCAAAATCCAGTAATTTTAAAGTTTTTAAATTACTAACATTGCCTGACACCTCGCCAATATGTGACAACGGCGTTTGTGTTGTGATTACACAGTGTAAAGTCAATCTTTCACGGTCAAAAACATCGTAATTATCAAACATTTGTCACCTCAACTTCCTTGATTATTTTTGCAGAGTATTCCTCGGAGTAAATGCCTTGTATTGGCTGCTGCATTAGCTCCAGGAGGGCAGCACCATATATATTGTCAAAATTCAATTTTATCCATTGAATATTTGATATCCAATACCCATTATCCCAAAGAACTTCTCCTATCCTTTTTCCGTTTCTGAGCAGCCAATAGCTGTTATTTTTAAATTCTGTTTCTATGAGTTGAAGATTGTTTTTGTAAAACAACGCTTTCAACTGAGTCTCTGAAAGATTTAAAAGAAATGAAAAATCTACCATACTTTTATACCTCAATGTTCTCAACTTCTATAAATTCTTCTGGTTCATCTAACCCTAAACTGCGGTCTTCCTCAAACCGTAATCTACAAATTACTTGAATAATCCCTGCTTTGGTTCTCAGTAGTTCAAGTACATCCCACTCACTAAATCCGTGTGGTTGAATGTCAGCAATTAAATCCAACCATCCCATAAATACAAGATTTTGGTCAACGGGAAGTTCTTTTATTTCCGTTACATCTTCATTTACTCTTAGTATCCGTTGTGTTGGCTGAATTATTTTAGTTAACTCGATTGGGCGTAATTGTGAACAAAGTTTATCACAAAGTCGCTGCAAATAATCTTCTAAATTAGTTGATATTTCAGCAGAGTTTCTAATACTTGATTCCAAGTAAGTCCAGGTTTTAGTACCCATTGCGGGACTACGTTTTCTGTCACGGCACTTGAAAGCCCAATAGGTAAGACAAGCGGCTACGCCATAACATTTGTCTCGTGTTTGAGACATTCCATAATTATTATTGTTCATCTTAATTTTAAATTAACTAACATTATTATCGGAGAAAATTGGACATTTAAAACGGAACTTCTGCTAATTCTCCCATCGGCTCGACTACCATCTGAGTGACAATCTTTAACGCCTGTTTAGCAACAAATCCAGCCTTAATCACCATCCGTTCCCACAATGCCCTAAACAGTCCTTTTCGTTTCTGCCACTGCCACACAATAACTTTAGTCGCTGGCAATGGCTCTATGCTCCCGATGACTATATCGGAACTCCCATAAGAACCCCCAAAAAACTCTGAGACACCAAAAAATAAGGCGTTGTAGAGTTCAACCATCACCATACCGCCATGATCCGGCATACAGTCAAACGCGGTTACATCCTCAGAATTTTTAAGTTTTTCGTTAATTCTGGAGCGCCTAATTTGATCAAACATCTGATAAAAAATTAATATTCTGGCAACGTCAACCCGTTCTAATACGGGCGGTGTAGCTATTCCTTGGTTGGGAGTGCCTGTGAATGCTCCCCACATAGCGCCCTTGGGACGGTTCTCAATATCAAAATAAAATAGTCCCCATGATAACTGCTGTTTCCGGTAGGTTCTCACGGTTTTCTGGTCATGGAACGCGCCCGTCCAATAGGTTTTTAAATACTTGTCAGTCCAGTCAATAGGGATTGTTATTTGTACCTCACCCTGAACCGAACAGGCTAATAAATTATTCCAGTTCTCAGGAATAATCCTTTCCACGCCGTCGTTATCCTTGCGTATAGCCTGATAATCAGTAGCAGCTCGCCATATCAATGAGTTCAGTATACCCATGTGCGTTAGTAATTGGCGATCGCTCATCTTGTCCGCCACGCCAAACGCCATTTCACGGGTGTCTAAAATTTGTTGGCGGGTGAGTACGGTTGTACCTTGCAATTCTGGGAGTTTTACGTTATTATTCATATATATTTCTTGATCTGTGCGGGTGAAAAATGAGCAGATTGAGCGGACTGATAAAAAACGTCTTGGTGGGTTCAGGTCCACTGGGGCGTTTTGTCCGTTATAGGTATTATAGGCTATTTCGATAAGATTATCAATATTTCAATAACCCTTGCTGTGACTAGGTTCTGGATTTTCCATACAGAATCTTTTTCTTCATGCCATATAACTTAAATGCGCTTAATCAAAAAGAGGATTTTAGGGGAAACAGATCAATCAGAAGAAAAAATTAATTAAATTCTTCACTTTTGGCAACCATGAATAAGATTCTGTAGGGAAAGCTGGGAGTGTAGACAGGATAAGGTTTTTGGGCTTGCAGGGATAAACACAATATGTTGTAATATATAAATTAAAATAGTGAACCTGTGCGAACAGATCCACTATTGCCATAACCTCTACACAGGCTAATAGCAAAACTATTATGACACAATTAGAGTTGATTAAGCAAGAAATAAACCCTCCAATTTTGAGAGATTATCAAATTGGGTTTATCGAAGACATTTACAAAGCAATTGAAGAAGGGTATAAACGTATTTTAGGGGTATCTGGCACAGGGTCAGGTAAAACCGTAATAGCATCTAAAATTGTGGCTGATGCCGTAAGTGAGGGCAAAAAAGTTTTATTTATCGTCCACCTTGATGTTTTGGTTGGACAAACCCATGAAAAATTTGCAGCCTTTGGGATTGAGTGCGGGTTTATCAAAGCAGGGTGGAAAGAGAATCAAGACGCATTAGTTCAGATTGCATCGGCTCAAACATTACCGCGTCGGAATTGGTGGAAACAAGGATTTGTGCCAGATTTAATTATTTGTGATGAAGCTCACGAAACTAGCTGGATAACGGTAGTTTCTCAGTTACTCAATGAAAATGAACAGGCTACAGTAATTGGATTGACGGCCACACCATACCGATTGTCTAAAAAACAGGGTATGGGTGATAAGTATGATGTTTTAGTGGCTGCACCCACGCCAGGGGAGCTAATGCAGCGCGGTTTTTTATGTTCACCCGTTTACTACGGATTGAAAGCCCCTGATTTATCAAAAATCCGAACTGTGGCAGGTGACTACTCTGATAGTGGGCTAAGTGACGTAATGAATGATGGCGACGTGCTTCAGTCAATGTTGCAAAACTGGCAACGGTTAGCGAGTGACCGGAAAACAATTGCCTTTGCAGTTGACGTAAAACATTCACAAGCGATCGCTCGCACATTTAACAACGCCGGAATTGTAGCGGAACATTTAGACGGGAACACGCCAATACCCGTTAGACAGCAAATGTTTAGGCGTTTAGCCAGTGGACAAACTCAAGTTTTATCATCCTGTCAAGCATTACAAATAGGATTTGATTGCCCGCCGGCTGACTGCGTTTTAATGTGCCGTCCCACCAAGTCTAAATCAATCTATTTTCAACAACTGGGTCGCGGGTTACGTCCGTTTCCTGGTAAAGCGAATTGCATGGTATTAGACCAAGCTGGAAATGTAAAGCGGTTCGGGTTTGTTGAATCAATCAAAGGATTTTGGCTAACCAGTGGCAGGAATGAAGATGGCGACGCGCCCATGAAGGAATGTCCTGACTGTCATCAACTCCATTATTGCTTTGTTGAAAAGTGCGATTGTGGTTATATTTTCCCTAAAAATGAAGCTGCAAAACCACTAGGGATGATGGTTGAATTAAAACCGAAAACAGCCCCCGCACCTAAGCAGGTAACTCCAGATCCTCTAATTGAGGAAAAACGGGCATTTGTAAAAGAGGCACTAGCTAAAGTGTGGAAATACAAAATGAAGCCCGGATGGGTCTATTTCCAATTTAAAGATAAATACGGGAAAATCCCAGCTAGGGATTTGTTTTATCAGGGGATATTTGGTGAAAATCCTACGGAGCTAGATAAAGAAAGATATTGGCAATTTCTTGTAAGCAAGTCACCGGATGATGAGAACTATTGCCAGCAATATTACATATATGAGTTTGGCGAAAAAAGAATGAAATCAGCCGAACCAGTGTTAAGTTCTTTTGAAAAGTTACTGATACCGTTTTAATTGCCTAGATGCCCGACAATATAAAACGCGACTATTCAAAATATCTGAATAATCGCGTTTTTGTCTTTTCATTTGACTATTTCCCCAAAAAGAAATTTAACCCATCTTCGTTAAGCTTGACTTTAAAATCTCGACTTTGCAAGAATTTCTTGACATCTTTAAACGTCACCATTAAACGAGTTTTGTTAACTTTTTGTATTGGCAACTGCCCTGAATCACACCAGTGCGACACAGCCGCTCTACTAACTCCTAATAATTTAGCAACCTTGCATAAAGATAAGCTATCGTAATGGCAAATAATGGAAATATTATGCTTTTGCAATAGTGCCTGACGGCTACCTCCGTTCTGCTAAACCCATGTTTACTAAGCTCATTGACAATTCTACTTGGAAGTATAAACCCGGCGTTATCCTGCACTATCTCTATCTCTTTTTAACTCCAACATTTATTGCCCTTCTGTCTTGCCATTACACCCTCGCCAATACAATTTGCTCAGGTTGATCTTGATATTTACCCTGCCTATCTTCATAAGAAACAGCGCATGGTTCACCTTTGAAAAATAGCAGTTGACAAATACCTTCATTCGCATACACTCGACAATCTGCACTTGATGAATTGGATATCTCGATAGTTAAATTCCCTCGCCACGAACTTTCTACAGGTGTTAAATTAGCTATTAAACCAGCTCTCGCATAAGTTGATTTTCCCACACAAATAGCTGTTAAATCTGACGGCATTTCTAACCTTTCAATTGCCACACCCAGCCCGTAAGAATGAGCGGGGATTATGAAAAAATCACCCCATTGATCACGCTGTAATTCTACTGACTCTAAATTACCAGAATTAAAGTTTTTAGGGTTAACAATTGTACCCGGAATATGCTTAAAAACTTTAAATTCTTTAGGGCTTAATCGGATATCGTAACCGTAAGACGACAGCCCATAACTAATCACTTTCCTGATCTGATTCTCCATTAGTTCATGACCGCAGATACTAACCTCTCTAATTAATTGAGGCTGAAATGGGTTGATCATCCCACTAGCTGCCAATTCCGTTATCTGTGCATCGTTTAAAATCATGATTAACTCTTAAATAAACAATTGCTTTAATATTGAAACTGCGTTGTGATAGTTGCGGTCAAGGTGCATGACAACGATTTTATTCACATAATAAAAACCGTCGCTCCGTCGTTCAATTCTGCCACTGCCTCTATTCCCAAATCCGTCTAATAATGATTGAAGTTTCTGCGTTAAATCATCCATGATTGTATTAGATTATAGATATTCAGATAATTTTATCACAACTTCAATCACTTATGTCAAATACCAATTATGAAGACAATCTTCAATTATTAATCAATTATCACGCCACTAAAGATATAAGAATTAGAAACAAGATTGTTATTAACAACATGGGACTAGTCCATAAAGTTGCTCATAAAATGACCTTCTGCTGTGACCTACCCTATGATGATTTAGTCCAAATTGGGGCAACTGGATTAATTAGGGCAATTGAGAGATTTGACCCTGAAAAGAAGTGTAAATTATCAAGTATTGCGGTTCTATTTATTAATGGTGCAATCTTGCAATTTATCCGTGACAAGGGGCGGCTGATCAAAGTTCCTAGAACACTACAAGAAACTCACCAAAAGATTAAACGGTATGCACAAAAGCACGGCGTTACCTATGAACAAGCTGCTTTATCTCTTGATATTCCATTGGACTTAGCTAAAGAATGTGCAACGGCGTGTAATCAGCATAATTCTGAATTACCGGAGGCTTTGACGGATGAACGACAGGAGGAACTGGATAGAATCACGCCATTGATAAACCAGTTGCCGGAACTACACGCCGCTGTTATCAACGGACTTTATATTAACAGAATCCCCATTGGCGAACTTGCCAGACTTCACGGCATGGGGTCCAGGAAGATCCGCCAAATTGAAAAAGAGGGATTGGAAAAGTTACGCGCCATTGCTGACGGGCGTGTTAAATGTCCTAGATGCCAGAGTTACAACACCGTTAGGCGTGGCGTTAGGTATTCTTGCAAAAGTTGTAAATATTGGTTTAGGGTCAATCCCAAGCCGACCGCGCCTGTCGGTTTTGATATTGAATTAAAGCTAAAAGTTATTGAAGCAATTGAGCTTGGAAAATCTTTGCAGTGGTGTGAGATATTTTTGGGCGTAGACTCCACAACCGCTTGTAAATGGCGGAAAAAATATGTTATTGATAAATCTATAAATCTATTGATTACCCGGCACATGGCACTATCTGAGCAATGGCAACTGACCGCAAAGTTTGCTGATTTAGCAGATTTTATAGTTAAAAAATGCCCTGCTACTGTGGAACGCGAAGCGGCGTTAGAGGCGTTGACTGTGGCAATGTCAAAATCACAATTGGCTTGTTCTGTGACGACGGCGGTTAAATCTACGACGGCGAAACCTGGAAAATAGTAATTGCGATCGCTGTCACAAGATGGCGATTTTTTATTAATGTGCAATTATTGAGTTAGTTGCTAATAGGAATTACTAAATTGAGATGGGAGAAATTACCACGACCTTGGACTAAAGAACAATGTCGCCGCCGCTATGTTGAGGCTGATGATGACATAGGAATTAGGGGACTAGCAGACGCATCTGGACAGTCAAAGGGGACGGTCGAAGGCTGGGTAAAACGAGAATTGTGGCTAGATCAGAGGCGACAGTATCGTGACACCCTCAAGACGACCATTCAGGAGAAGACTATTGAAAAAACATCTGAGAAAATATCAGATGAATTGTCAGATATAGTTATTGAAAACTACAAAGTTCACAAATTAGCAAGGGATTATGTTGCTAAAATTATTGAACTTAAAGCTCGACAATTACAGGAAGATTTGAAGTTAGCAGGGGAGGAAAAGAAGAAAGCGATCGCTCAACATAACGCGGCGGAAGTTAATCAATGGTCACAGGCGTTAAAACGGTCAACAGATGCCATTAATGAGGTGAGGGGTATTAAATACTTCATTGACATTAATGCGGCTGCTGACAAGCTATCTAGGGAAGGTTACGAAATAATAGATCCAAGCGAGAAACCAAATGAACAAACAGACGATTAAGCGTAGTCAGATTGAGGAATGGGATATTGACAGATTAATGGCGTATAAACACAACGCCAAATTACATCCTGATTCCCATGTGGATCAGATAGCAAACTCCATTGAGGAATTTACATTTTTAGATCCGGTGGCAGTTGATGAGAAGGGAGAATTGCTAGAGGGTCACGGACGGCTTTTAGCAGCTAAGAAGCGAGGCGACACCACTATCCCAGTGATTCAGGTAACGGGACTGACTGAAGCCCAAAAAGTCGCCTATAGGTTAACTCACAATAAGTTGACAATGAATACGGGCTTTGACCCGGAACTGCTGAAGATTGATTTTGAGTTTTTGCAGGATGAAGGGTTTGATCTGGATTTGACCGGGTTTAGTGAGTTGGAGTTGAGCTTTTTGGATGAGGAAAAGCCCGATGATTCAGAATGGGGGGACGCGCTTGGCGATATTCCGTCTGGCGATCGCGCTACGTTATCAAGTATGAATTTTACGTTAACAGAGGAACAGGTTGCCACCGTGAAAGATGCTATTAGCGTGGCGAAGGGGATGGGAGAATTTGATGAGAGTCCGAATCAAAATTCAAACGGCAATTCATTAGCGAGAATATGTGAAATGTTTGTAGGGAGTCATGGGTAAAGCTAAAAACATTATTCTAAAACCTATCACCAGCCAGGAAGCTAACGCTATTATTAAAAAACTTCATTACTCAGGGAAGGTTGTTAATAACTCACGGATACATATTGGTGTTTTCTACAATGGTAGTCTTGAAGGTGCGATGCAGTTCGGTTCACCACTGGACAAAAGCAAGGTCATCGGGTTAGTTGAAGATACAAAATGGAATGATTTTGTTGAATTAAACCGCATGGCATTTAGTGACAATCTGCCAAGAAATAGTGAAAGCAGGGCGTTATCAATTGCATTTAAACTATTAAGAAAACACGCGCCGCATCTAAAATGGGTTCTTAGCTTTTCTGATGCTTGTCAGTGTGGAGACGGTACTATTTATAGGGCTTCTGGATTTATTTTGACTGGGATAAATAGTAAGTCTGATATGATTTGGCGATTGCCTGATAAGTTAAGACACCTCTCGCGGGGGGGGATACGGTTCATAGAATTACCGTACAAACAAAAACATCTGCAATTAGCCATTGGGTAACAAACACCTATGGAAACCCAAATACACCATTAAAGAAATTGCAGCAAGATCATGGTGGAGAATTATTAAGCGGCTGCCAAATGAGATATATCTATTTTTTAGACCCTACCTACAGAGAAAAATTAACAGCTCCTATAATCCCGTTTGATGAGATTAAAAAACGTGGTTTCTCAATGTATAAAGGTGAGAAAATAGTATATAATTAGATTGCGAGTATAGCTGAGTGGTAAAGCCGTGGGTGTCCAACCCATGATCGGAGGTTCAAATCCTACCTACTCGCTTTAACGTTGCTTATCGAAACCATAGTACAACTGTTTGAAATACCTATAAATTGTGTTACAATTATCATGTAATCCCCTCACCGGATGGTGTTATCAGCACCGAGTCCAACAGGGGAACGGCAACCTAGCAAGAGGTCACATGAATAATTTAGCAGTTTTTAACTACAACGGACAAACAATTTCGCGTCGTCACGATGGGTTTATCAACCTTACCCAGATGTGTCAAGCAAATGATAAGCGAATTGATAACTGGACGCGACTAAAGCAAACTCAAGACTACACAAGGGTTTTAGGTAACTCACTCACATCTGAGGTAGTTTGTTCAGAAGAGGGCGTTAACGGTGGTACTTGGGGACATCCTAGTTTAGCGATCAATTTAGCCCGTTGGATTAGCCCAGAATTTGCCGTGTGGTGTGATGGACACATCTTTAATTTGATGTCAACTGGCACTACGGCGATCGCTCACCAAATACCAAAAACCTATTCTCAGGCGTTACTAGAAGCCGCAAAGTTAGCAGAAGAGAACGAACGACTAGAAGCGCAAAACATCCTTTTAGAGCAACAAAATGAGCAACTATCAGAAGCAGTTGATGAGTTGTTCAATTATTCCTCTATCGTTCGTCAATACTATTGCCAATTTTCCCAAATATGTCTGAAACCCAATAAAATCGTGACGATATCAATAGGGTTTCAGGGGTTTGGCAATAGTATTGGTTCGTGTAGCCAAATTTAACGGTATCTCAGAAACTCGGTTTAAGTGGCACAGACTCAAAACTGTATCAAATCAAATGGGACTGGAAATCAAAAAAGTACCATGTCCAAGGTTTGTTGAGAAAAATTTATACAGCCACGATGCTTGGCGTGTCGCTTATCCTGGTATCGCATTACCGGAAACAACTACACTGGTTATTCAAGCGGTAAAATAGTCAATTAACAGCAACTAATCAAAAACCCTGGACTATTATTTGTCTAGGGTTTCTTATTGTAAAACTTCTGAATCTTCCTATAATTCTTTTGTAGCATCTTGGTAAATGCCGGGGTGTTGTGATTCTTCCATTCCGGATCTGTAGGGTGAACAATCCAGTTTTTAGGACTATGACAGATATTGAAATGACACCTCCGGCACGTTGGAAAAATATTAACTCCGTACCTATCCCCCGACTTACGATAACTAGAATGATGCACCTGTTCAGACTTATTGATTAAGCACACCGTACAGAGTCCATGAGTTCTGAGGTGTGCTTTTCTGCATTTCTTCTTATGCTTTTTCAGGTTGCCATAACGGGCTTTATAATTAGGCATATTTAAGATAATTTATTATGATTTTTCCATCCCCTGCCAGATTAAATCCTAAGAACAAGATCAAGACACAGCAAAATACCAGAGCGAGGGTAACGCCGGCTGCTGGTGCAATTACAATCTTTGATAAGTTCACGCCTAACCCCGGCGGACAATCTGAATTTCTGGAGTTGGCAGGATGGAACACGCCCGATCCGTTAGATCATAGATGGGTTGGTGCAATTGGGGGAATAAATAGCGGTAAATCCTTTGCTGGTGCTGTATGGGCGTGTACCAGGGCATTACTTGACCCCAAAGCACGGGGCATGATTACCGCCAACGATTACGGGCAATTATCGAGGGCATCTTTGGTAACATTAGTTGAAGTTTGTCGCCTGTTCAATATTCCGTTAGAGCCGTGGCGTGAATCACCGGAAGATCAGGCATTAGCGATCGCTAATTGTCAACGATGCTACATAGGACATCAGAAGGCGTTCGTTTACGTGATATCTGCCAACAATTTCGCAGGGAAAACACAAGCGGGGCGGGGTTTGCAGATTAGATGGGTTTGGGCTGATGAATTTGCCTACGCATCGGAACAGGCATTTTTAACTATTGATGGACGGCTGGGGCGTGGACCGGGTGAGATGAAAGGACAAGGGATAATGACGACTTCACCCGCCGGGTACAATTACGTTTATCACAAATTTGGCGACCCTACTAGAGAAGAGAAGATACAGAAACTTTACAAGATGGCCTCTTTGTCCTCACTGGAGAATATTCATTCAGGTGAGGATTATGTAGAGTCGTTAAAAGCCAACTATACCGATGAAATGTATCTTCAGGAGATTGAAGGTAAATTTATTAATACCAGCATCGGTATAGTTTACAAATATTTTACCCGCTCCGTTCATGCTTTGCAGGGTGAAGATGCCGAATTACTGGAGTACGACCCAAATTTACCACTACTCCTAACCTTTGACTTTAACCACACGCCTATAGTTTGTCTAGCGGCTCAACAACGGGGCAATGAGGTTCATTTTTGTCGGGAATGGTCAATCATGGACTCCGACATTTGGGAACTCACAGAAAGTATTGTGGACTGGGTAGAGAAATACGGCATACCCCCAGAAATCCAGATATTTGGGGATGCCACCGGACGCGCTCGAACTGCGGCTAGTCGGTTGTCATCGTGGGATATCGTTTTTCAGGGATTAGAGCCACTAGCAGCACTGGGAGGCAAAGGTTATTTGGTTCGCAAGTTTGCCGACGCTAACCCGTTTGTTGTGAATCGGGTTCACTCAGTTAATCAACTTTTCCGCCAAAACCGTTGCTATATTCACTTTGCCAACTGCCAAAACTTTATCAAGGATTTGGAACAGGTGACATGGAGTGATGAGGGCATCAATAAAAGCGATAACCCGCTGCTATCACATTTAAGCGACGCAGCGGGTTATCTAATTCATTCAATCTATCCGTTCAAGAAAGAGACGCGAGAACGGAAGTTAGGGAAGAAACAGGTCAGGGGTTTGGCGGGTTAAAATGGCAGACCCTTAGCTTTTACTTTACTAAATAAGAGTTTTATTCTGAAAACACATTTGCTCACTTCATTAATTAGCGTCGGCAAAATTCCTGATGGTTCTTTGAAGTCTTTGTAATGATCAAAAATATCTAAAACCTCAACATCATCGTCAATATTGTTCTGTTTTTTGTATTCTTCGCAAAATACGTCAAAAGCTGCGTATGGATGAAAAACAAAGCAATAACGTACATACCACCAGCCAAACTCAAGTCTACTAATTTTAGTCTTTGACAACCTGTATTGTCCTGGATCAGACAATCTACACCGCATATTAAAATCAGGCATTATTGACCACCTCTAAACAACACTTGTTGCCATTTTTGAACCGATGTTAAATCTGTTTTTTTAACATTATCCGTGTAACTTTCAAGGGCTGATGAATTTTCAGCCCCTTGGGAAATCGCCCAATCAATGCACATATCTTTAATGAGTTGATCGGCATTTTTTAAATCATTAATTGATGGAACTTGATGACTGGACAACCAAGCTAGAACCCAGCTTTTATCAACTTTTAAAAATTCCCTGACTTGTTTAATGGTGTCGCCAATAGCCAGTGCTGATTGTTTGCCATTGCCGTTAGTTTTTGTGCTATTTGCGTCGTCGTCTTCGTCGGCTGTAATACTCAATAAAGCACACACCGAATAACGACGGGCATAAGTGAGAGCCGCGCCCTTTTTCTGAGAGTCCTGAATATCAGGAAGTTCATATTCCGAAGTCAGAACTTCACCCGATTCATGGAATAATTGGGTTTTTAAAATGCCCCCCTTTTCCATGATTTGAACTATTGCTAATCCGTTCTTACAAAGGTGTGGGG